GACGAACCTGACGCGAGGGTGCAGCACTGATGGCAGCGACGCTCGACACCTCAGTTGACCTCAATCTGGACTTCACGGAGGAGGAAATCCAACTGATGTTGGACAACCTCGACTCCTACACCCCAGAGGAGCAGGTTGAGATCGAGAAAATCGCCGATGTGCTGGGTGCACGCAAGTTGGCCAAGGCGTGCTACGACGACCTGATCGAGTTCTGCAAGCACATGCAGCCCGACTACAAGGTCGGCAGGCACCACCGCATCTTGGCCACGCTGCTGATGTCAATCGCCAAGGGCGAGAGCGACCGGGTGTGCGTGAACATGCCACCACGCCATGGCAAATCACAGTTGGTTTCCATTTACTTCCCTGCGTGGTTCATAGGACGTTACCCGAACAAGAAGGTGCTGATGGTGTCCCACACCACAGACCTCGCCGTGGACTTTGGCCGCAAGGTGCGAAACATCATCGACTCCGATGAGTACCGCCAAATCTTCCCCAACGTCGGGCTGGCCGCTGACTCCAAGAGCGCCGGGCGCTGGAACACGAACGTGGGTGGCGAGTACTTTGCCTGCGGCGTGGGCTCTGCTCTGGCCGGGCGAGGCGCTGATCTGCTGTTGGTGGACGACCCACACAACGAGCAGGACATCATCAACGGCAACTTCGACGTGTTCGAGAAGGCATACGAGTGGTTCACCTTCGGTGCCCGTACGCGTTTGATGCCGGGTGGACGTGTGGCCATCGTGCAAACACGGTGGCATCAGGACGACCTGACCGGGCGTGTGACCCGAGACATGGCCCAGAACGACAAGGCCGACCAGTACGAGGTGGTGGAGTTCCCAGCCATCATCGAGGTCGAGCGTGACGGCCAGAAGGTTGAGAAGCCGCTGTGGCCTGAGTTCTTTGACCTCACGGCGCTGTACCGCACCAAGGCATCCATGCCTGTGTTCCAGTGGAACGCGCAGTACCAGCAGAACCCCACGTCGGAAGAAGCGTCTGTCGTCAAGCGCGAGTGGTGGAACGAGTGGCCCAAGGATGATCCACCGGACTGCGAGTACATCATCATGACGCTGGACGCCGCAGCCGAGAGCCACAACCGTGCCGACTTCACAGCCATCACCACATGGGGCGTGTTCTTCAACGAGGAGCGCGAGGGGCCGGGCGCAAACACCTACAACATCATCCTGCTCAACGCCATCAAGAAGCGACTGGAGTTCCCTGAACTCAAGGAGTTGTCGCGTGAGGAGTATCAGGAGTGGGAGCCCGACGCGTTCATCGTGGAAAAGAAGTCATCAGGTACCGCGCTCTACCAAGAATTGCGACGCATGGGCATCCCTGTGGGCGAATACACACCACATAGAGGTAGCGGTGACAAGTTAGCACGGTTAAACTCTGTGGCAGACATTGTGAGGTCGGGGATATGCTGGGTGCCACAGACGCGCTGGGCAGAGGAGGTCGTCGAGGAGATAGCGGGATTCCCGTTCATGGCCCACGATGACTTGGTTGACGCTACGGTGATGGCACTCATGCGGTTCCGCCAAGGCGGTTTCATCAGGCTTCCGAGTGACGAGCCCGACGAGATCAGGTACTTCAAATCGCGTAGCAAAAACCGCTACTACTGAAAGGATTGGACATGGCAACGAGCAGCATGAGCCCCGGGTTATACCAAGCGCCGCAAGGGCTACCCGACGATGAGGACGCGACGGGAGTCGAGGTCGAGATTGAGGCACCGGGCCTTGGTGAGGTCGAGATTGTTGAGTTGCCTGACGGCACTGTTGAGGTCAACCTCGAAGGTGCAGAAGATGAGGGCGACGAGGCTGAGTTTGGCGACAACCTCGCGGAGTTCATGGACGAGGGCACTCTCCAGAAACTTTCCTCCGACCTGACTGAACTCGTTGAGGCTGACATCACATCACGCAAGGAGTGGGCCGACACATTCGTCAAGGGCCTTGAGGTGCTGGGCTTCAAGTACGAGGAGCGCACCGAGCCGTGGGACGACGCGTGTGGTGTGTTCTCAACCGTGCTGGCTGAGGCGGCGATCCGCTTCCAAGCCGAGACCATGAGCGAGACGTTCCCCGCCGCTGGGCCTGTCAAGACAAAGATTCTGGGCAAGGTCACCAAGGAGAAGGAAGAAGCCGCCGAGCGCGTGCGCGATGACATGAACTATCAGGTCACCGAGCGCATGGTGGAGTACCGCTCCGAGCACGAGCGCATGCTCTACTCGCTGGGCCTTGCTGGCTCTGCGTTCAAGAAGGTCTACTTCGATCCAAACATCGGACGGCAGGTGTCGATTTACCTGCCAGCAGAAGATGTCATCGTGCCATACGGCACCAGCCACATCGAGCAGGCCGAGCGTGTCACTCACGTGATGCGCAAGACCAAGAATGAAGTCGAGCGCCTGATGGCCGCAGGCTTCTACCGTGACTGCGAGTTGGGCGAGCCCGTCCAGTTCCACACGGACATCGAGAAGAAAAAGGCCGAGGAGGGTGGCTACACCCTGCAAGATGACGACCGCTACGCTCTGCTGGAGGTGCACGCAAACCTGTGCATCGACGGTGTGGATGACGAGGAGAACGACCTCGCCAAGCCGTACGTGATCACCATCGACAAGGGCACTGGCAAGGTGCTGGCCGTGCGCCGCAACTGGGATGAGGAAGACCCCCTCATGCTCAAGCGCAACCACTTCGTGCACTACGTCTACGTCCCGGGCTTTGGCTTCTATGGCCTTGGCCTGATCCACATCATCGGCGGGTACGCCCGCGCTGGCACCTCGATCATTCGCCAGTTGGTGGACGCTGGCACCCTGAGCAACCTGCCGGGTGGACTGAAGACCCGGGGGCTGCGCATCAAGGGTGACGACACACCGATCCAGCCGGGTGAGTTCCGTGATGTTGACGTGCCCAGCGGCACGGTCAAAGACAACATCATGACCCTGCCGTACAAAGAGCCGAGCCAAACATTGCTCGCACTCTTGCAGAGAATCACTGAGGAAGGGCGGAGGCTCGGGGCCATCTCCGACATGAACATCAGCGACATGTCCGCTCAGGCTCCTGTGGGCACCACGCTGGCCCTGCTGGAGCGCACGCTCAAGCCGATGGCCGCTGTCCAGAGCCGCGTGCACTTCGCCATGAAGCAGGAGTTCAAACTCCTCAAGGCCATCATCGCCGACTATGCTCCCGAGGAGTATCAGTACCAGCCTGAGAGCGGCGTGGTGCAGGCTCGCAAGAGCGACTACGCCATGGTGGACGTGATCCCCGTGAGCGATCCCAACGCCAGCACGATGGCGCAGCGCGTGGTGCAGTACCAAGCGGTGTTCCAGATGGCCCAGACCGCGCCGCAGATTTACGATCTGCCGTACCTGCACCGCCAGATGATCGAGACGCTGGGCGTGAAGAACGCCGACAAGATCGTCCCGACCGCAGAAGATCAGAAGCCGCGTGACCCCGTGTCTGAGAACATGTCAGCACTGGTGGGCAAACCGCTCAAGGCGTTCATCTATCAGGATCACGAGGCGCACATCGCCGCGCACACGTCGTTCATGCAAGACCCGATGATCGCAGCCAGCATCGGCCAGAACCCGATGGCCCAGCAAATCATGGCCAGTCTGCAAGCGCACATCGCCGAGCACCTTGGCTTCTCGTACCGCAAGCAGATCGAGGAGCGTCTGGGCGTTCAGTTGCCCCCGCCCGACGAGCAACTGCCCGAGGACATGGAGGTTCAACTGGCTCGCCTCATCGCAGATGCAGGCAAGCAGGTTGCACAGGCGCACCAGCAGCAGGCCGCGCAGCAGCAGGCGCAGCAGCAGGCCGCAGACCCCCTGTTCCAGTTGGAGCAGTCCAAGGTCAAGGTGCAGGAGATGGAGGTCACTCGCAAGGCCCAGAAGGATCAGACCGACGCGCAACTCGCCGCCGAGAAACTGAAACTCGAAGCCATGCGCACCATGGCCACCGTCGAGAACGAGAAGGTGCGTGTCTCCTCGCAGGACAAGCAGTCCGCAGATCGTCTGCGGCTCGATGCTCTGAAGGTGCTCGCTACCCCGAAATCAAAGCCGCCAGCCAGCGGCAAGAAGGAGTAATCCATGGCCAAAACCGTCTATGACGTGCTGATTGGAAAGTACGAGGAGGAGGTAGCCTCCTCGTCACAGTTTTTGGTGAACGGCGGATGCAAGTCATTCGACGAATACCGAGAGGTGGTGGGGCGGATTCGAGGTCTCCAACTCGCCATTGAAACTACCAAAGACCTTTTGCGTTCTCAAATGAAAGAAGACGACGATGAGTGAAGACAAGACCGCCGTGACCGACGCGGAAATTGAGGCCCAAATGCCCAAGCCTGTCGGGTATCGGTTGCTGATTGCGTTGCCCCAGATCGAGGAGACATTCAACGAAATGGGCATCGTGAAATCCGAGCGAACCATGTACGAGGAGCAGTTGATGACTGTGACTGGTGTGGTGCTCGATATGGGCGAGCAAGCCTATGCCGACAAGGAGCGTTTCCCCAACGGGCCTTGGTGCAAGCAGGGTGACTTCGTGGTGTTCCGTGCCAACTCTGGCACGCGCATCCGGGTCAACGGCGTGGAATACCGCCTGATGAACGACGACTCCATCGAAGCAGTCGTGGCTGATCCGCGTGGCATCACGCGTGCGTAAGGAGGCAGAACATGCCCATGGAAAAAGTATCGTTCGAGTTCCCTGATCCAGAACGGGACGCGAGCAAAGACATCAAGATGAAAGAGGACGGCTCTGCGGAGATCGTCATCGAGGGTCGTCGTGACCCCTTCGCCGATGTGCCTGACTCCAAAACGGAGAAGAAGGCCCCTGCCAAGGCCAAGGATGACGATGAGGATGACATCGCCATCGAGGTGGTGGACGACACCCCCAAGAAGGATCGGGGCAAGAAGCCGTCGGCACCCCCGGATGAGTTGACCGATGAGGAGTTGGAGTCCTACTCGGAGAAGGTCAAGAAGCGCCTCCAGCACTTCAGCAAGGGCTACCACGACCAGCGCCGGGCAGCGGAACAAGCCGCCCGGGAGAAGGCCGAACTGGAAGCCATGACTGCCCGTCTGGTCGAGGAGAACAAGAAACTCAAGGGCACCGTTGGCCAAAACCAACAGGCGATGCTGGAGCAGGCCAAGAAGATGGCCGAGCGCGAGTTGGAGGAGGCCAAGTCCAAGTTCAAAGCCGCCTACGACGCAGGCGAGTCGGATGCCGTTGTTG